TCGTACTTAGAAGTTGCCTACGAACTAATGGCAATACTTCTGGATAAGAAGAAGCTATTGGAGGAGGACCAGAACTTAGTTTTATTGCTAAGTTAGGAGGAGTAAAAGAATCGTAAAACTTTCTTCGTTCTGATCTTACATAGTAAGGAAAACGAGCGACAGTAATTACATCATTATCTAATAACAGTACTCCTGTGCCATCTTCTAAAAGATAGCCGTCTGGTGCTCCTGATTCAAGTAGGTAACGATCTGCCACATTAGTAATCCGATTCTATGTAAAGTTTATTTAAAGCAATCGCCGTGGTTGTTACTGTAGTGTTGGCTGTACCATTAGACATAGCACATTCAGGAGCCAGCATAATTGTGTTACGAGGTAAGTTTGTTGAAGTGGAACTATCTGCTAAAGTGGCACCTGTATCAATACGATCAAGACGATAATAAATTGTGCTATCATTAGGTTTACAATAAATGTAAGCATCAAAACCCACGTCAGCCCCTAGAGTTGGTACTGTAATAGCAGTAGTATTTGTAGTAGTATTATCTCGTGTTACAAAGTTAATGGTCGTTCCACCGACAGTGGTATCATGCCAGAAACCACAAAGATCACCTGCAAGTGTGTCAGAAGCCACAACAGCAGTTGTTCCTGAACGTAAACCTACAAATAAACGTACCGTGTTGGCAGGCCATAGGGCAGTACTGAATCGAGCAAACAGCATGAATCCACCGCGTCCTGTTGCATTACCACGCCAGTAACAAGCCATATCAGCAGCACCGCCATGGAAACCTAAAACCTGATTGGTTGTAGTTACAACATTCGCATGACGAATACGCCGCATTTGAGTGGCATTACTTGTATTAGAAGGAGTTGGATGTGAAACTGTACCAGCAGAAGTTAAAGAACCACCAATGAAGTTACCTGCCGTTGTACCAGTAGCTGGGCTTACTTGCTGGATCTGATTACTCCACAAAGAGGATTGAAGAGGATAATAAATACCATCCGGTCCCATTACTTTAGGAACTGTTCTACCAGCAATAGTACGAGCCCACATCCTAAGTGTACCAGCACCAGGAGCAGAGGGATTGGAAATTGCAGTCCAATCTACATAACCAGGCATTAAAGGATTTGTAAAGAGAACAGTGTTAGTTGTTTTCTTTGAAACCCCACCTTGGTTAGTTGCATACTCATCGGTGCCAGCAGCAGTTGTGACTGCTGTTAAAGCACTGATTTTGGTATCAGCCATTTTATGCTACTTCGTAAATGATATGACCTGAGGTAGCACCAGGAGTACCACCAGTGAAGGCAGATAGGGAAACTTCACCTAGAGAGGCGGTGTTACCAACAGTAGAGATTTCTTCACCATGACGTGATTGCCAACGAACAATACCACCATAGGCATTAAACGAAAGTTTAAGCAGATGTAGTGTTGAAGAACGTTGTGGTTTGGTCGTAGCAATATGACCTGTTACAGCAGTAGTACCAGGAGCAGTACTAGAACCATCTAAGAGAGCATTACGAGTAGTACCAGCGGTTACTGTAGCAGCTACTGTGGAATCACGAGCAAGCACCATTAGACATGGGCTAGAGGTAGAAGTAGCTTCACCACCAATGAACACCTCATTGATGTTCAATCGCATGGTAGAGTTACCACCTTGTAAAACAGTGCAATAAGTGCTGTCTACTAAATTGGTTGTATCAGCAGTAGCAGTGGGAGTAATTGAAGTCCAAGAGACTGAATAGCGAGCCATTATGACCCTCCTTGTTTAGATAAAATTTCATCAATAACTTGTGAAAAAGTTTTACAAATGCCGGTTTTAACTTTAATGGCTGCGCAATTATCACAAATCATGTGATTACAACCTTTGCAAAATTCCCTAGGACGCTGGCGTTCAGGGTTCATAACAACCACACCATTACAATGTGTACAAGTATAAGTAGCCATTTCAACTACTTGATTTTGAACTCCTGGAGGAAGTTCTGGAGAATTACGATGGTCAATTAAAAGATAACCTAAATCTGTATTATCTGTCTTTATAAGCATGCTTGTCCAAAGATAGGTAAAAGAGGAACTGTAACTGTTCCTGAAGCTGAAATAGAATCATTTAAGTTGGTGTATGCTACTGTACCAGTTACGCCACTAGCTGCTTCTTTGAAACTGTCAATGACCAGTGCCGCGTCGAACGCGTCGTCGTCACCGCTACGGGTAAAGCTGGCAGTAACAGAGGACGTAGAAGCAACGACTTTTGCCGCTACTGCGTGCGTCCAGAAATTGCCGATGTCCGACTCTTGGCTAAGGATCGTGAAGCCAGTCGACTCAGAATATGCACCATTGATGCCGGTGTTGCTCTCGATAGCGGCTAAGACAACCTCAGCAGCCTGCGCAAGCGTGCCGCTCGCAATCGTGTATGGCGACGTAGTGTCAACGGCGCTTGTGCTGATGTCTACCGGCGACACGTCGGCGCCGGTTACCTCCACCAGCGACAGGACGGCAAACGAAGCCCCGCTAAAAGTGATGGTAGCGGTATGGCTCGCCCCACCCGTTCCACCGATGCACCGATAGCGCGCCAGTCTGCCGCGGCCCGTGACGACAGAGCCTACAAGGCTGTAGGTGTTGCTTTTGCTGTCTGCTACGGTCGAGACGGTAACGCCCGGGTCGTAGGAAACGACAAGGTAGAAAACCGAGTTCGCGCCGCCCGTGCTGGTGCCGCCAGTCGTCGTGACTGTCGCGGTCGTAGTCGTTCCCCGCGCGCCAATAAGTGTGGCTGCAATTGCCATATCAAGTCACCACCGCTACCATATGCATAACTGCCCCTTGATTTGTTACGGGAGTCCAAGTACAAGAATAAGATCCTGCGCTAGAAACAATTCGACTAGCTACAGCAAATTGCACATATGAAGTGTTACTAATAAAAGCAGTTTGTAATAAAGACCAACCTGTACCAGAAACAGCTACATCTTTAGGATTAACTGGCGTGTCGCCATCACCCGACCACAGGGCATAGATGACCGCAGGGCCGGTGACGGTGATGCTCGGAGACGAGTAGCCAACCCCCGCGCCAGCCCCAGCAACATTGCCCTGCGACTGCACGAACGACGAACCGCCGATGCATTCCAGCACAGAGATGCTGATTTCTCCGAGCGGGAAGGCGTTGTCCTTGTCCACGCTGACCGTGTAGCTGCCACCAGAGGCGGCGTTAGGCGTCGTGTACGCGCGCCAGCCGAAACCGGGCCACAACCCGCCAGCGAAGCCCTGGTCCGTCCCACGCTTGGTAATTGTCCCGGCAATAGAGTGTGTTGGATCAGCCATCTCAGCAAAACCACCACCTACAAAAATAACTCTATTAGATCCTGCTGTTGTGCCAGAAACAACAACTAAAGCTGGATCTGTGTTGGCCGCATCACCAGAAATATCTGCTCTGAAATTGTTTGCTCCTAAAGATAAAGACGTTCCTGGAGTATTAATTCCAGGACGAATAAAAGGCATTTTATGGGTTGCCTTCAGTGATTACAAAACTAGAGATAGATACAGGTTGAGTAGCTACAATAGAAGTAGTTGTTAGGTTTAAGTCAGAACCAGAAGTCCCAACAGAACCATCAATTACGAAAGTACCACCGGAAGTTGTGACTCGAAACCAAGTAGCTGTACCAGTGGCATCTGCACTTGAGTCTTGAGTAATTGCGTTAAAAGTTAGAACACCCCCTGAGGCTGCTGGAGCAGATGTAACACTAAGGGCAAGTTGTGCTAATAGAGTTGTGGCTGCACCACCAGATGCTGGGCGTGTACCATCATAAATACGAACTAGACCAGAAGCACCAATAGCACTGGTAATCTGATCGAGCATTCCATTACGGACAGTTGTTGAATATGCTAATGCCATGATTACCTCTTGTAGTTAGCCATTTTTTCTTTAACTAGTTTTACCACTAGTTGTTCGACTTGATTCTTTGAAGGAGCTTCTACTCGATCAATAGACATATGTGGATTATCAGAATAACCAATAAACCTAATCTCTGCATGCCATGCACCATGAGCGTGTGTGAGATGTGTTTCCCAATATACTTTGTATTGTGATTTCGGATAATCAAAGACTGATAATTCAGGTTTGATCTTAGCCTCTGTTGGTTGAACAACAGGAGCAGATACAACTTTGCCCTTATTAGGCTGATGTTTCCAAAAATTATACCAAGCCATAATTAACCCCGATCACCAAGTACATAAATATAACTAAGCTGGACGCCTACAGCAGTGGCACCAGTAAGGTTTGTGTTGAGTGCTTCACCAATAGCGGTTTGCATCCAACCATGTTCATTGAAAGGTAGCACTAGACCACCATTGATACCTAATGCAAACAAAGCAGAAATGTCTGTGGTGTTTGATTGAAATTTGACGTTGTTAGCTGTACCACCGTTCACCAGTGCCATACCTAACACACGAATAGCCGCTCCTGCAACAGCAGCAACGGCGACAGTATTACCAATAGCAGTGGGGTTTGAAAACCCAGTAATGTGCGCCGTGCGAAGGGGCGCTGTACGAACTACATGTGATCCCATTGTATCTCCCTAAAGAGGTAAAAGAAAGGCCCCCGGGAAGAGGGCCCTTCAAGATTAGTCGTCTACGCCTTCTTGACCACCAGGCATAAAGTACTCAATTGCTACATAACCAGTACCACCAGCGGTAGATGTACCGACAGCATAAGTACCAATTAATAGCTGATCTTGCGTCAGCTTTGTAAACACGCCAGTACCCGTGGCAGAGCCAGAGTTTTGTAGACCTGTACCAGCAGTGGTAAGGCTATAAGCGTTTAGAATTGAAGTAGTTGCACCTGACCAACCAAGGTTATAAGATGCGTTACCAGTGACAGCCACAGCGTCTTGGTAGACGTGTACGCCACAAATAACAGCATCCTTTGGGATAGTCATTTTAGCGGTCGAACTGTCTGCACGATTAATTTTCATAATCTTGCAGATTAGATCACGACCCTTTGGATAACTTAGTCCTACTTGAGCAGCAGTAAAAGTTGCCATAATTAAATTTCCTTTAGGTAATTGATTGCAGTAATAAGAGTATCAATATTGTCTTCAAAAAGGCCTAGCCCGCGGTTACACTTCATACAAAGTAAACCGCGAACTTTACCAGTTTTATGGCAATGATCGACAGCAAGAGCAAAAGGAAGACCAGATCTAGGATCTATTTTAGTTTCTCTTTGTTTACACAAAGCACAAACTTCTCCTTGTGCTTCAAGTAAAGAATAATAAAACTCTAAAGAAATATTAAACTTTTTCTTGAGATCAATTTGCTTCATTTTTTGAGGGTTCTTTTTACGATATTCCCTCATATAATCAGCAAATTTTTCCTTGCTATCTCTTACTGTCATCAGGCACCTGGGCTTCCGTAGATGGCACGGGGATCAGTCCAGCCGAAGCTGTAGCGAGCACGGGCCTTGTACTTGGCGTTCTCTGTTTCGAAGTCTTCGTCCATAGTGAACTCGTCGCCATTACGCTCGAAGTACTTCAGACCGTTCTGAACGTCAGTGCGTAGGAACCAGGCATCAGGGTCAACCAGGTAATGGTTAACAACGACTTCTGGAATCATACCCATTGTCTTCAGGGCGTTAGGATCGTTTAGGTCAGTACCAGTACGACCATCAGCCTTCAGGATACGAGTTGCCTCGAACATGAGTTCCTTGGGGATAATGAGAGTCTTGGGACGAACAGCGATCTTTAGACCACGGTCATTGGTGAAACCAGCGATATCAATAACAGCTTGTTCCAGGCTAGCTTCTGAGAGGTCAACAGCAGCAGCAACACCGTTGGTGAATGTACCACCAGCAATGTTGGGGTGGGAGGCAGAACCACCACCACCGGCTGAAGCAATTAGAGTAGAGCCGTCACCACCTGTGTAGGCAGTGTTGAACGCACGGTTGTAAACGTTAGCACCAACGATTTCCTTTGTCTGACGCATTGAGAAAGCTAGGCTTTGGGCCTTGAGCTTACCAACTACATCATACTGGTCGTCATCATAAATCTCACGAGTGATGATAAAACCAAGGGCATATACCACATGGTTGTACCGGCTGGTGAAACCTTGACGGCTAGAGTCAAAGGAAACAGGAGCGCCTTCGGACTTTACAACAGCAAGGCTGAAGTATGAACCACCGACATCTTCTTCAAACGCTTTACGCGAGGTGTTCTTTTCGAACAGTTTATCCCATTCAACGGGATATTGGTTGTACGCATCACCGTACCAGGTATTTACACCTGGCCATAGGGCCTTTGCGAAACTACCAGTATTAACAATACCAGTCATATTATCCTCCTATTAGACGCCAGTAGCGCCAGTACCACCACCAAGAGTAGCGTTGTTAATCTTAACAAGCACTTTAGTAGCAGCGCCAGTTGGCTCATTGTCAACACGGTTTACCGAGCCTAGGATCTTCCACTGTAGAGTGGCAGTCGTAGCCTTGGTAGCCATGTCAAGAGCAGCAGCCGATGCGCCGGTGGTTGTTGAACCAGCTACGGTAGACAGATCGGCATTGAGGCCGATATCTGCTACAGCAAATGAGTACGAAGCATTGGCGCCAGTGACGGCCTCAACTTCATACAATTGAGCGGGATCATCATTCACAAGAACATACTGGAATGTAGAGGCAGGACGATAAACTGGCGTATCGAGGATGATGGCACCAGCAGTCATAGACCCAGAGACTGGATCCATTTTAGCGGGAAGAACACCAACTACAACACCCAGAACAGCAGAGCCCTGAGTTGCCTTGGTAACAGAAGCCACACCATTAGTGTGACCAGCGCCATCAAGTTTGACTGGATCGCCTACGAACAGCGCAGTGACGTCCGAGGCTAGAACAGCATAGATGTGACCCTGACCTTGCATCGAGCCACCAACGGCGCTCGAAGAAGGGCGGAAGCCACTAATTTTAGAAGTATTGGCCATAGCCTATCCTTTCAATTTAGATTGTGAGGACTCACCCACGGCCTAAGAAACTTAAGACCGAGGAACATAATCCCCAGGTTTAACTTGTTTCATAGTTTGTTCTGTATCATCGACTCGTTGTTGTTTTACAGCTTGGTCTTCTTTGTACCATTCTTCTTTGATACGCATAACGACCGCTTTAGTACCTTGACCGACAGAAAGATAAGAACTAGAACCGGGTGAGGATGTAGTGTCCACACGTTTATCTCCAACACGTCCTAGCTTTTCCTGGGGCACAATTTCATAGCCACGCTCTTGGAATTCTAGCACACGGTCTTCAACATCGTTGACAATACGGTAGACGAATCCAGGTTCCTTGTTACGGATTAGAAGCCGATTACGGCCTTCTACTGGGACTCGACGGGGTCGGGCACTTGCCACTTCAGGGGTTGTATTTCGAGACATTTTAATCCCTTTCTAATTACTTAATACCCTTCGCGGCCTTAAGCTGCGAAATGTATTCTTCTTTTGTCAAGACTTTGGTACTAACCAACGTATTCATGATTCGACGTTCCTGGTCAGATAGTTCGAAATCATCCTTCTTAGAGCCTGAGGCTTTTTGTGACCCACTCTCCACTGAGGGAGCGTTGCTCTTGTTAGGATTGGTAAACTTCTGAGGGAATTCTTTTTTAACACCGTCCTCAACTTTCTTGAGTACTTCTGATGGAGACAGCCCTTGTGCAGAAAGGGTGGTCCCATAGTCATCAGCCCACTTGCGCATGTAACCAACAGAAGTATACCATTGGTTACGGTTGGACCATGCAGCAAATTCAGGGTGTACTGTAGGAGTATCGACTGGTACACTGTCTAGTTGTTTTAAACGTTCTTGTTCTTTTTCAACAGACTTAATTTCGCTATCAATTTTATCGAAGGCTTCACCATCAGCATTTGTAATTGCTTCTTGGCGAGCTTCTTTGAGTTGCTTGAGAGCCGCATTAACAGCAGCTTCTTCTCGAACGGTGTAATGTTGCTTAAGAGCATCAATAGCCTTACGCACATTTTTAATCTCTTTTGACTGAGTCTCAATCTTATCAAAGAGAGGTTTACGGCGTACAAATTCTTTAGCATCAATGAAGTCGTCTTCTTCGCCTTCAAATTGATCCTTGGGACGCCAACCCATATCAAGAGCTTTTTGCTCAATTGGAGTTAGTTCAGGAGGAGTGTTTTCCTGAGGAGTGCCATCTTGTGGCTTAGTTTCTTCAGTCATAATTAGTCCTTAAATACACAAATAACATCTTCGTCATTGATGACTAGTAGGTTTTTACCTTCGTTATCGGGATCAGGAAAGAACTTCCCACCGAACTTGGCATAACCAATAACATCACCAACTTCTAAATCTCCTACATAATCGGGGTGGCATTGTTTGCCAATTTGAAGAACAGTGCCTTGATCGACATTGATTTCTTCTTTCCGTTCTGTAGTGTCCAACAGTTGAATACCAACTGCTTTTGCTGAAGCACGAACTTTGTCGTGTTCTTCAAGAGACTTAGGACGAATTAGGATTCTACAACCCTTGACTTCAATCATTTTCGAATACTCCCAGAATATCTAGGTATGCTTGTAAATAACCTTGTTTGTATAACACCGTGTCTAGGGATGAATGAATGAGTTCTTCCTTGACAGCTTCATAACGATCTAGAATTCGTGCTTTGAATTCACGTGTTATTTCTTGGTGCTTCCACTCTTGGTAGAGGTCGGTTTCTTGGCTAATTTTGCTTTCTCCTTCTCTTGAGTCATCTTTTGCTCATGGGCTACTTGGTTATTCTGCAGAGTTTGCTGGCCCTTAGCCCTCTCTGTAGCGGCAAACACATTTGCCATTTGAATATCTGATGCTGCTTTAAGCATAGCGGATTCTTTTTCCATCTGCATTTTCTGTGCATGTTCCTGCGCATCCATTTGCATTTGCTGCTGTTTGTCGCGGGACTTGAGTTCCATATCCATTTGCTTAGATTGAACATCGACAGCAGCTTTTTGCTGATCGGCTTCCATCTTAGCTTTAATAGCCATAAGTTTGGGATCTGGAGGAGGAGGTGGAAGTTGTCCACTTTGCTGTACTTGTTGAGAAAACAAGTCTTGCCAATTGGGTTGTTCTTGTGCTTCTAGCACGCGAGAGAACACCTTAATAGGATCCAGCATTCCTGGTACCATAGGTAAGATCTCTAAGAGCCCTTGAGCTTTTAACAGCTTTTCAGTCTGAGACACTGCTGTGGGATCTGCACCAGGACAAATATCATAAGACTTTAAATCAAAATCTTCAGGATTAACAGTTGTATCTAACACCGCAACATATTTGTTTGGGTCTAAATATTGGTTGTTAAGTTTAAAAATCTTCTTGAACTCTTCACTAAGAGCACGGAAGATACGCTTATAAACAGCAGTGAATACTTTCATTCCCTGCTCAATAGAAGCCATTGTAGTTGTGGCAGGTGTGTTTTGACCGGGCATCTTTCCAACAAAGATTTCCGCCACACTAGCAAGTTCTTTACCTGAGGTAATTAAACTCCCCATCAGTTGAAATAAAACTGCTGAAGGTTCTTTAGCTGGAAGAGGAACAATTTGTTTTCTTAGGTCATCACCAGTAGCATTAACTGGTTTCCATTCTCCTGGTTGGAAACGGGCATCACCCATTTTCATACGCAGGCCTTTACCAATGAAACCACTCTGTAAATTGCTTAAGGAGCCAGAATCTACAAGTTGATTGATAAGAGTATTTACTGACTCATTAAGTGGGCCAAGTAGGACACCAAAGCCAATATCATAAAAACCGCCATCTGGGTTAGGAACAAAGCCAAACTTGGTGTACATTTGAAGCGGCTTAACTTTAACAATAGTTTTGTTATCATCACCTAGGGTTACATCATCAATGTTAAACCGAGGGCTGATCCTCAAAACTTTACCAAGTTGCCGATCAAACGTTACAATATAAGGAATAGCATAACCAGTCTTTTCGATATCAAGGAACGTATGTTGCTCGATAATTTCGTAAGGAGTGGTGTTGTCTTGTGTAGTGTTGGAATCAATGCGCTGACGCTCAGGCATAGGAGCATCACCCAAATCTACATCTAAATAAATCTTTTGAAGCTGTCGTTCTTTAAGTTTGCGAGGAGAAATCTCAATGATTTCTGAAATACGTTCACAATCTTCTAGGTTCTTTGTCCAGTAGTTGACAACAATATTCTGGGGGAGAACACATTTAGAGACAATACGGTCATCCGCTTTGTCATAGAAAGTCTTCTTAAATACGGTACCAACAACAGGAAGCATCATGAGCATCTTGTCCATGTCTTCTTCCCAACCATCCATCTCGTGCATTAGTTGGTAGGACATGTACTCAGAGACACGCTCTGACTTCTCATACTTTTCACCAGTAGGGTCTTTGCCAATAACAATAGATTTGACAATCTTACCATTACTAGGAACAAGACTTGGATAAGCACGTGCAGCAAACTGCATAGCTGCGGTAGAAAGAAGGGGATATTTAACATTGCTAGCATTGGACCAGGGAAAACTTTTGTTCTCCCTGGCTTGCTTGGCAAGGTCAATCCAATCTTGTAGACACTGTTCCCAATCAGCACGACTACGTAAATCAAGCTCAAAGCCTTCTTTACAATCCATACCAATTTTAGTAAGCTGTTCTTCTGTGAGTTTTTCAGCCAAATTACTCATCTGAAGCATGGCTTCAAACGAGGTATCTTGTTTGTTTTCAGTATCCTGTGACGGCGCTTCGTCCATCATAGTTGTATCCGCTGGATTCAAGTTCATTTAAATAAAATTCCTCGTCTTCTTCCTCTTTGGTAGGTGCTTCCACAAGAGTGTTTAGTAATAGACCTAAATATGCAAAGGCATCTACCTGGTCATCGTGAGTATCACGGGGAAATCTAGTAAGTTCATCCTCAAAAGTAGGATACCAATCTGCTCCCTTGTCAAATTTCACACTTTTAGCACGCATACGGGCTTGAATAGATTTTGCTCGTGCAATTTTATCCTTACCACCGTGCTTAAGTTGCACAAGGTTGGGATAAACGTTCTGCTGAATCATCTCTTCACGAAGAAAAGGACCAATTGATTTGGAAACCTGCATTTCTTCAATGCCAAATAGCTCAGGATTGTACACACGTTGTAAATCTAAAATCATATCTACGATTTCTCGACCATCTAAACGTTCACGAATGACGTTTTTAACATGGATAATACGATTTTCGTCAATACCTGCAATAATAAAGACTGAGTAGTCAGCCCGTTCTGCTTCTGAAATAGCCAAGTCAGCCGTAATGTAGTAATTGAGCTTCATTTGCTTGTCTTCGTCAGACAAATGCATGAAATCACCACGTTTAAAGTAAGCTACTGACTCATCTAGAGGGACATTAAGGTATTCTTGAGAGTAAACATCTGGCATACCCATGCCTGTATATTCTGCACGCTTCTCTCTAAGAGTTTCAGCACTGTGTTTTTCAGGCCAAAGTACGTGACTAAAATCTTCTGTGTGGGCCCGATATTTAATACCAAGCCATCCATTGCGTTTTACTTCACTCCAAAGCTTCAGGGGATCCTGGTGACTCCAACGGTCATACTGTTTGGGCATTAGCCGTTCAAGCAAGGAATCCATATGAAGAATAGTACCAACAACACGGATAATTCCCTTTGAAGAAATACAAGGTAGGAGAGCAGAATAAAACCATTTTCTCATTTTCTCCCGACGATCCTTGTTCATAACAAGTTCATCGTTTTCCATATCATCACAAAGGATAATGTCAGGACGTGTTCCATTCCAAATCAGTCCCCGTAGTTTTTGTTCTGCACCTTTGGCAATGACACGAAATTTGTGTCCATCTTCCATTTCAACGACAATGTCAGTTTCAGTTTCTTTGATAAACTGTACTTGTCCTTTTTCATTTCTCTTCAGGCCAAACAGTTCGACTAAGGCAGTATTCTCTTGCAATTGTTCTTTGAAGTATCCAAGGAACATTGCTGCCTGGCTCTCCGTGTCCGACACCAGCAACATAAATTTCCTCTCTCGAAAGAGGAGAGTCGCTAAACCATAACTCACGGTCATACCAGTTGTCTTGGCATGGCCCCGAGGGGCAGCCAACGCGACCATACGATTTTTTGATGTAAATAGTCTCCATCCTTCTTTGTGAAAATCAGGGGTTTTAACAGCGTCGTCGAACTTGCTCGACAAGATACTTCCGACGAAGCCTTCAAC